CGGGCCAGCATGGTTCGTAAAATAATCCAAAATCATTCCATCAACCATGAACGCCGTGTTTCCGCTTCCTCCAAGCAGGTTGCTTGGAACGGCGCAGAGCGTCAAAAGATTTAACTGCTGTGCCGCCGTCAGCGCCTTGAACTCGGCATAGTTGATGCAGTTGATAAGCTGATTGCCGGTCACATAGAACGATGTCGGGACCTGTCCTGTGATGGTCCAGCCGTTGATCTTGACGAGCTTCTGCGCAGTCGTGTCGCCTTGCGCGAAGGCAGTACCGCTTGCGCCAGACGGAGGCGACCCGGCATTCCATGCGGCAATTAGCGCGTCATAATAGGCCATCTACACATCTCCCGTGACCGGCGCGAGGTAATAGGCGACGGACATTAATTCAGCCCTCGCCCCTTCGCGCGTCCGGCTTCCGTTCCAATAACGCGGTTGTTATCGTCCAAAACGAGGCGCTTGGGCGATAGAAAAGCCTGCGTCATTTCACGAAGAGCCGCGGTGTTTTCCTCGATTGCGGACTGGATTGGAGAAATGTCCACATCGATTGATAAGCTGGAAACTGCTTGAATCAATCCATTTATGCCGGCTGAGAGCATCGCCATTCCAGCATCTTTGCCATTAGTTGTCTTAATTGCCGCTTCGAGGGAAGCCAGTGCCTTACCAATCTCACCAATATCTATCGGCTTGATTTCTCTGATCGCTTCCTCAATGTGATGCAATTCTGGGCGATGATCCGGCATCGGTGCGGAATTAGGCTCTTTGAGAGCCTTTGCCAGAATGCGGATTGCTCCGTCATAATCCGAATTATCGCCTTTATTGCCCATTTGGGCCATGACCGCCGCGCGCTGCTCATCAGTTAACATGTGCTGGCTCCTTGGGCGCGAGAGCGGCCTTTACGACATGCTGGCCAGCATATTGGAGGAGCGCTTTATCGGCATCATGGCGCCGATTTGCTTCCTCGATGCGCTCGCGGCTAGCAATCTCCGCCCTCTTTATGCGCTCTTCCTGGGCCATGCGCTCACGCTCAATCTGTGCATTCACCTCCGCATTGAAGCGGGCTATCGTGATATCGGCCTCTGTGCGGGTTTGCGCGTCAACCTGGCTGGAATGGTCATTCGCCTGGGCCTTGATAGTCTCGACCTGCTTATCGACTTCGCCCTGCGCCTTGATTTCCTGAATCTTGGCCTGCGATTTCACCATCTCTGGATCAGGCTTGAGTTGCTGCGGCGGGGCGGTCGCAGGGTCGGTATAGAAGCCGTCCGCTTCCTTGTAGCCCATGGCATTGGTGTATTTTAGCAGCTTCTTATAGACATTCTCCGCCGTCAGAAGCGGCCCCGAAAGGCCACCCTGCAGCTGTGCGATCGGCTGATCAATCTGCGTGAGCATTTGGCCGATCTGTTCGACTTGACGGTCCTTATTGCCAGTCCCAAGGCCGACTGTGACCGTCATGTCCATCTGCGTATTCCATGCCGACGGATCGATATTCACCCATTTTCCGCGCAAACGGATGGTCTGCGCCTTGTCCTGGTAGCGGCATACCAATTCCAGCATGCGCTTGAATAAAGGCTTTAACCCCATCTCCGCGAAATTGCGCGCGATTAGCATAATCGCGTCTTGGCTTGCGTCTTCCACCAGATTCGCGCCGGTTGCCGTGGACGCGTAAGGATTAAGAGCGTCGGCGTTCACGCCCGCCGTGAACCTGCGCACGCCTGTCCGCGTCTCGCGGATGCTATCCAGCATGGAAATCATCTGGAAGCCGCTCGCGGATGAATCTTGCACGGGAAGAGGGGTCACGGCCCCTTGCGTCTTGACCCGAATAACCCCTCCCGGACGCCGGGTGAGAACATCCTCCATGTTTGCTTGTCCTTCCTGGACGACAAGCTGCGGAGCGTTATTGAAATACATGCCGTCAAGGATCTGCCGCCAGACAGTGGATTTAATAAGCTGGATATCCATCGTCTTATCTGCGACGGACTCACCATAAAGCTTGTGGGGCGATTTATAGGGGGTCCACGCAACAAACGGATGGCCGTCAGCATCTTCATTATCGAGAAGTTCATACCCGCCACCGCCGGCAATTGTAACCTTGCGCCATTCCGCGACGTCATCGCCATTATAGTCAACCTTGAGATAGGATTCCCCTACCCAGACTCCACGCATGGCCGGCTCGAGCGCATCAGCATCGCGGCGGGGTTCCTCATCCTCCGGTCGGAAACGATTGATAACCTCTTGGTTGAAGTCAAGGTCATCTGATCCTGGAAGTGACAAAACCTTGTCGCGCGGATATCCCATTTCGATCAGGTCTGTGACAGTGCGCCTAGAGCGATGGGCGGCGAAAAAGCATTTATCGCGATCAAGCGTGACCGCGCGGCGTTCGGTTAGAAATTCCTCTGGTGGCAATGCCTCAACGCAGATTGTGCCGCGTTTATTTGTACGCCGGATTGTGCAGTCATAATATTGTCCGTTGTCGGCCTCAGGCGCTGCGGCGGTGCCCTGTCCTGAGGCCGACCCCACCGCAGGGAAGCTGACGGGCGAACCTTGCAGCGGTAATTGCGGGAAATTGGCTTGTGTCTGTGGAAGTGCCCCGGGATTTGCTTGCGGTGGCGGCTGCATCGGCGCTGGCGCTGCGGGAGCCTGATTAGGATCAATCATATCCCCGTCGGGAGGATCGGGACTAACCTTCACCAATTCGATGTCATCATCGGACAATAACGTCTTGAGCTGAAATAACGTCAGCCCTTCGTATTCCTCGGTCGTGAATTCGTCGCTATCATCCCACCAGGCTTTCACCACGCCGATCTGCGAGAGCAATCCGGATTTAAGCCACGTCTGCAATAGGTCGAAGCTATTGGGAAGCGTCTGGAATAGCCAGTTTATATAATCCGTAGCCTGGTTCGCGGCTTCCTCATCTTCTGGGCGCCGCGGATTGAAAATGACGAGCTGATCAGTGGAGGCGAATAGCTTAATCAGGCTCGGCATCATGCTGTCGATCGCCTCGGCGACATCACGCGAAACGACCTTGGACCGGCCTTCCTGCTCATTGCCGAAGAAGTCGCCACGATAATAGCTTACTGCGTTAATGCGGCTCTTGGAAAGCGCTCCGCCGAGCCAGCCAAGCGCGTTGTTCATCTTAGCTTCGACGATGTTCTTCAGTTCGGTGTCGGACATTTTAGGCATAATTCGCGGCCTCTTGCTCGATATGCAAAGCTTCTTGTTTATCGCAAAAAACCGCGCCATCGCCATAGGATAGCGCATTGTAGCCTGCGGAGTTCTCAATGTACCAATATTGAAATTTATGCCGCGTGAGGTAATTATCTCGCACGGGCCTAGCAACGAAAGGGGCTGCCCCTCGAAGCGTCCATAATCTGTGTGGAATGGTAAGCTTATGCATTATGGCGATATCTTTTCATATCTGCCGCGCTTCATGGCGCTTGAAATATTTGGGACTTCCGGCGGCGTTTCACGTGAAACGATAGTCTGGGCGCTCTCAAACTTTTCAATCCGATCCCGCTCACAATCGAAAACCTTCATCTTCGCACCGCTGCGCGCTTGCTGTGCCTCCATCATCGCCGTTTGCATGGCTTCCATATCGCCGTCGGCATCCACCGTCAGTTTCATGACTGAACGGTCTCCCCGACGCGGCCAATCCCAGCAATTGAGCTTGACGTGATATTTCACCCTTCATCCCCCTCCATAGCCGCAGGTTCAGGCGTATAAACGCCTGCGACCTGCTTCGCACTCACCGGCTGGATCAGCGCGCCTCGAGTGCCACCGAATGCTGCGGCGCCGGCAAGCAGCGCATCGGCCTCATTGTCCGCCACTACATCAACCAACTCAGTGGTGATTACGTTCAGTGTCACGCGGTACTGTGGCATCACACAATTCCTCCACTCGGATACTTGATCGGCGCGTTGCTCACTGGCGGCTTTAACCCGACTGCCAAATAGCGGAATGCATCAGCCGCATGACTCGACCAATCATGTTTAGGACTCGCGCGCCACGTTCCCAGTTTCGGTGCCCATTCGCGCTGATATGCCCCGAGAGCCTTGCGTCCATGCGCCGTTTTCGCCTCGTCGAACCAGCATCGCGGTAATAGCATACGGACCGCGTTGATACCATCCTCGACGCGTTGGACCGGAACCACCGTCGGATTAAGTCCAAGGCCCTGCAGCGTCTCGACGCGGCTCAATCCAGTCCCAAGCTCTTTGACGGATGCGTCATGCGGTAGAAGATGTTCGGAATAAACATAGCGCTGGTTCCGTAAATGAGCAACGTAGTGCGACAGTCCCTCCCCACTGGACTCGTAGTAGTCAATAATGCGCACCTCACGCCCGACCTGCTGGACAAACCAGATCGCCGTAGCGTCGTCGATTCCCAAATCCCAGGCAGTTGTGACAGGGACGGATGGCTCCCAAGGAACGCGGCATATGCGCTTTTCTGATTCTGCAAATCCCATCTCCTTGCCATAATACGATCCGATATTCGGCGCCTGGAAAGAACACTCGAACTCCTGCGCGTATTCCTCCTCGGTCATGTCCTTGCGCGATGACTTCAGTTCGAGCGGATCAATGATGTTCGTTTCGCTCGCCTTGAAGACAGCCGAATACCACTCGTCATTGGCGGCGGCGGCTTGGTGCAGGTCATAGAACGCATTGCGGCCCTTCGGCGTGCCGATGAAGATTGCCCAGCCCTTGCGATCTGCTAATGCCGGCCTGACGACCTGCGTCCATGTAACCGGGTCCATATCGCCGAATTCGTCGAAGACCACGCCATCCAGGTAGAGGCCACGGAGGGCGTCTGGATTGTCAGAACCATGAAGGGTAATTCGCGCACCCGTTCTAAGCTCACACCAGAGTTCGGCGATGTTGGGGTCTGCATCACGATATGGTTGGGAGTAATGCTTGAGAAAGTCCCACGCGACGTCTTTGGCCTGCTTTCGGAAGGGTGCGATGTAGGCATAGCGGGGACGCTCCAGTTCGCATTTCAGGCCGCTGCCGATAAGTTGGTTGACAGCTAGCACGGTCTTGCCAAAACGGCGATGGCACACAAGCGAGTTAAACCGCTTCAGATTCAGGTGAACCACGCGCTGATGCTGGCGCGGAATGTACGCCGGCTCATGTGCGATCTCGCGGACAAGCGGGCTCATATCCCCGATACAAACGCCAAAATATGCTTGTGCACGATCGGCTGATCTTCATCCCCGGTGATGATTTGCTGTTGGACCGCTTTTCCCTCGACGCGATCGAATATCTCACGTATCGCCGTGACGTCGCCCTCGATCGCCGCCTTCACCAGCGCGTCCGCCACCCGCGCGAGCTTCTTGCCCTTGCCATCCGCCGCAGCACGATTGAGCGCCAGAATCAGCGCATCGCTCATGATTTTCGGCTTAACTGAGCCGCAAGGGCGACCGCCTGGCATTGTGAATTAACTCCGAACGTTATCTTTGTGGGCCACAAATGGAGTTTTTTTTGGATCAATTTGACTAAAATATTCCGTCAATATTTCTCTAAAATCATCAGAAGCCTCCGCGAAAAGCCAAGGTCCAGGTGGCCGCAAATTATTATCTTCAATTTCTGCGGATTTATTATTCGGCACGTCTGTTCTCGGCATCTTCAGCTCCAGTGCTTACTGCCGCTTAGAAACTCATGCCCCTGCGGCGCTTTCGTGCCGCCAAGCTTCTTATCGGCCTTGGCGTCGATCTTGGCCTCAGTGGACTTCGACATCCTGCCGGCATTCACTGCTTGGCTCGCTCGGGCCTTGGCGTTCTTCGCGTGAGAGGCATCAGGAACCGGATAGGAGCGCCCAGGACCAGCGAAGTCTGATTTCGGCAGCTTGGCCCGCGCTTTTGTCGAGAGCTTCATCCACGGCCTCCAGAATTGATTTAAACCCCATTCCGCAAAAGTTGCGCGCAATCGTCTGGCTTGTCAAGGTTGCGGAGAGTAGGCAGTACCGAAAATTAGTTCATTTTCTGAAGTATGTTTAATATCGGAAATTCGGTTGAGATGATTGGGTAATTTTATTGCGCCGTCCTGCCGTCAACATGGTGCGGCACGCGCGCGCTATGGGGGGTATGTTGACACGTTGCCACCTGTTGCCACCGAAACACCTATTCCTAAAACTATAGGGGAAAATGGAGCCAAAAATAACATCATGTAATCATTACATATTATTTTATACCATATCTCATGTATATATAAAGTAGTGTCAACAGTGTCAACAGTGTCAACATAGTGTGTTTAATTAAATAATTACAGTAAGTTATTAGATGTTGCCGCTAAAATAGATTATCATCGTTTATAGTGTCAACTTCAGGTGTGTCAACAGCGGTTACAGGTGGCATAAATACCCGTATCACTCTGCCAAGATGACGTTTTTTTAGCCTCTTCCACCCGTGATGCGCCAGCCAGCGGCTCACCCGCATTTGCTCACCCTTTCCCCAGTCACCTTTGGCCGAAAGGTTAATCGCATTGGACAGTATGTCTGTCGTAGTTACCTCAGGTTTGCCCCGTACATAGTCGGCGATTGCCTCATCCCATGGGTCATCCTCGAAGCGCTCGGCCTGGGCCTCGCTGGCCGCCGTCTTTAGCTCCACAGTGTCCATGTACCATGTCTGCCCGGCGCGGTAGCGCACGAGCGCCTCAGCCCATACATGGTCCCTGTTAGCGCGGATCGCCGCTGTATCAATCGCGCCATTGACGGCGATCGGCCAGAACCGGCGCGCACCCGTCGGGTCTTTAAGATAACCATCAGCGCCCGGATTGACCGTGCCGGCGAATATGCAGGTACGCGGGAAGTCGGCGACCATGCGGCCGTAGGGGTCCCGATAGCGGTCTATGCGAGAGGTCAGGAACGCCTTGATCCGCGCCGCGTCACTTCGTCCGAGCGTCGCCAGTTCTCCGATCTCCACGCACCATATCCCGCGCAGCTGCACGAGGGCATCCTTAGAGCCGATGTCCGGCAGATGATCGGTAAACCACTTGTCGCCGAAAAGCTCACGCAAGAGCGTGGATTTACCGAGCCCTTGATCACCCTCAAGAACCAGCGTCGCGTCCGCCGTACACCCCGGCTCGTAAATCCGTGCAATCGCCTGGATAAGCCAGCGTGAGGTAACGGCGCGCGTGTACGGCGTATCCTCGGCGCCCGCGTGATCGATCAACAAATGGTCGATGCGGTCAATCTTGTCCCACGTCAGGGATTCGAGGTAGTTCTTGATCGGGTGAAACCGGATCGATTCCGCGTGGCGGATAATCGCGTCGCCAATCGTGCGGACACTGGCCAACACACCGTTACGTTGGAC